TGCGCCGGCCGGATGGGAGCCTCTGCGGCGGCCTGGGCGCCCTGGCGGTAGGCCAGGCCCTGCACGAGCGTCTGCGGGTCCTCCAGGGCGTCGTACGCCTCGCGGGTGCGGTACTCCCGCATCCACATTTGGTGCTTGGTGTTTGCTCGCTCGTAGGCGTCCCAGTCCGCGATGTGCTTGTTGATCTCGCGGACGCGGTTGCCGTCCGTGACCGACATCCACGACTCGGGAACCCGAGGTGCCTGGAGAAGGTCGGCGTCGTGCTCGATGGGGTCCTTGACTCGGCGTACGCGGTCGGTGACCGGTCCGGGGCCGAGCGGGATGCGCTCGCGACCAACACGCGCGGCCAGCGTCGGGTCCGAGATCGACAGGTCGACGAGGTCGTTGTACCCGTTGATCTGCTTCTTCTGGAAGTAGGACAAACCCTTACGGGCCGGGGTCATAAGGCCACGGCCTGCGGCGCCGGCGACGTTCATGCCGGTGCTGTAGTAGTCCGGGGCGTAGTAGCGCGTGAACGCGGGGATGCCCAGGACGGCGAGCGCGCGAGTGTTCTCGTCCATCAGGACGCGCTGCGGCCAGCCGAAGCGGAACAGCTGGAGCGGCTTCCAGAGGGCGTTGAACTTCGAGCCCACCTTGTCGACCATCTCGGCGGTCGCCGCGCCGAGGGCGCGTGCTGCCGACATGTCCTGCACGATCTCCTGGTTGCGCTTCAGTTCCAGGTAGAACCTGCGGGTGTCGATCGGCTGGTAGTAGTTCGGGGTCTGCGTCGGGTCGACCGGTCGCACCTTCGGCTCCAGCGCCGATTCGTGGACCACGGTCGTGACGCGCTTGCCGCCGTCCATCAGCTCCAGCGTCACCATGCCGGTGTCGGGGTCGGCCGACACGAGGTTGATGTTCTGGCCGGCGTCGAGTCGGCCGCTGAGGCTGGGAGCTGTCGAGTAGAGCGAGGCCTGGCCCTTGCGGATGCCGTCGTAGACCTTGTTCTGCTCGGTGATCACCTTCTGGTAGATCGCCCGGATGACCTCGGGGTCAGCGTCGAACTTGCGCGCCGCGGCCCCGATGAGGTGCGTCTCCTCGACCTGCTGAGCGATCTGGTAGCGGTCGAACGCCGTGGGGGCGTTCTGCCAGCGGATCAGGGCGTCGTCGAGCGCCTCAGGGTTCGTGTAGTCCATGAGGTGCTGGAACTGCTCGAACTGCCGGCGAATCGACTCAGCGCCGAGGTCGATGTCATGCATCGGCATGACGTTGGCCTTCTGGATCGTGACGGCCTTCGTCATCTTGTGCACGATGTGCGGACGCCCGTACTGGTTGTCCATGAACATGCGGCGAGCGCCGATGCGGCCCAGCTCGGGCTCACGCATCGCGTTAGTAAGCCAGTCGCTGTACCCGCTGTACTTGGCCAGCTGGTCGTTGGCCTCGGCGATGTCCCGCATCCGCTGGTCGATCTCGGTGTGAACCGACCACTCGTGGAACGGGCTGTTCGTCTTGGCCTTCTCTAGCTCATCAGCCTCCTTCTGGAGGATGCCGACGCGGGTCTTCGTTGCCTCGATCGCATCCACGAAGGTCTGAGCGCCCGGGGCGAACTTGTGGAACTCCTCCGGGGTGGCCTTCTTCATCGAGTCGAGCTGGCGGTAGGCCTTGGGGTCCCCCACCATCAGCTGCTGGGTCAGCTCCTCCAGGGAGCCATAGGAGCGATCGGTCTCGTCGACCAGAGAGATGATGTTGTCGCCAGCCTCCGGCGACTCGCGGTAGGCGTAGTACAGAGCTGCGGCTGCACTCTGTCCGTCGAGGTCACGACGGTGGAACATCGGCAGGCGCGAGAACTCCTCGTAGGAGTTGCGCTGCGCGAAGTCCTTGACGTTGCTCCAGTTCGACTGGAGCTGGTTGGCGCGCACCTTGCCGAGCGCGCCGGCCGGCCCACGCACGGTGATCTGCTCGCGCTGCAATCCCTGGCGGGTGGCCTTGTAGATACCGCTGGTCTCACGAAGCGGCATCTCGCCACGGCTCAGGCGCACGCCGGCGCCGACACCCTTGCCAGCGATGACGCCGGCGTCGAGGTACCAGCCAGCGCCGAGTTCGGCGCCCAGCGAGGTGAGCTGGTAGAGCGAGCTGTTCTTGCGCCAGTCGTCGACCCGGTCCTGGCCGACGTACGGCTGAACGACCGAGTTGACCAGCGCGTTGCCGAGGGAGGTGTCCTGGCTCTCTCGCCAAGCCTCAGACCAAGAGCCGGGGCGATACCAGTTCGGGTCCAGACCGGGGACCGAGAAGCGGCCACTGTTCGCCTGGACGAGGAAGGGAGTCTGGATGCCGCGGTAGGCGTAGTTCATCCCGGCGAGCACGTGCTTGACACCCGGAGTGTCGAGAACGTCGCCGGTCTTGTTCAGCACTTCGAGACGGTTACGCAGGAACTGCTTCGTCTCGTCGTCGAACTGGTTGAACTGCTCCTCGGTGAGGAGGCCGCCCACCGAGCGGTACTCGTCGTACCCGGGGGTGTTCTCGGGGCGGGCCTCCGTGCCCAGGATTCCACCGAGTCCGAGGCTCGGACCGGTCGGCGTACCGGAGAACGCCGAGCGCCCCATGCCCTTGACGATGTCGACGCCGGACATGAGAGTGCCGGGAAGCTCGCCCAGGCTGATGCCGGGGACGTCGATGCCCAGGAAGCTGTGGGAGCCGGAGTCCAGCTCCTCCTGATTCTTCTCGACGTGGGACAGCTCGGAGGCGGTCAGCGAGAGGCCGCTGTACTTGTTGAACGACTGGGCGACCGCCAGCTCATCGAGGGCAGCCTGCGTGTTGCTGGCGTCCTGGATGGTCTGCGTCGCCTGCCGGCGAGCGAAGTCGCGCATGGCCGTGTTGAACTGGTCGGCGCTCTGCCACTGGGCGGTGCCCAGGTCGAACGCGAGACCGTACTGTGGGATCTGCCCCGGCACGGTCGTCGCGGCAGCGGCGCGTCCGACGCGGTAGATGTTCCACTTGTCAGCCATGGTTCCTCAGCCCAGTTCGCCTCGCAGGCGTCGAACGAAGCTCTTGGTAGCGGGATCGGTGTCGTCCTGCGATGCGAGCAGCACCAGGACGGGAAGGTAAGAGCGCAGGCGCTCCGCCTGCTCGGGCGGCATGCCGGCGATCATGGACGCACCAGTCGAGCCGGCGCCGGGACCGAACGGCATGCCTGCCGTGATTGGCTCCTCGGGTCGCTGGGACGGCGCGCTCATGGGCACGAGCCCCGAAAGGTCGGGGGCCGTGGGCCCACCGCCGCTCATCGGCGCAGCCTGCTGCGCAGCTCGGAACGCAGCGTTCTCGCCGTACTTCGCGTCCGGTAGGTCGCGCGTAGGCTGAGGACCACCGTCTGTGCGGCGAGAAAGAGCACCAGGCCCAGACACCGGAGCAGGATGCGCGGGACGTCGATAGCCCCCGTGGCCATCAGCCATCGCTCTCTTCTCCTGATATCAGGGTCTCGATCTCACGGGCGGCTTCCTGATGGAAGTCGTCCTGATTGATCTGGAAGTTGCTGTGACCGGCTGCGATCTGTTCGGCCTTGAACAAGGTGTTCGCCAGGGCGCTGGTGATGCCATGGGCGAGGTCGTGCACGAGCACCGCGAAGTCAGCCTTGTTGACCCTGCGAGCAAAGATCGGAGTGTCGTCCTCGAAGTAGCCCTCGTACTCGTCCTCGTCCATGCGTTCGTCCTCAGTGCAGCGGGTTCTTCTTGCCGTTGCCGACAGGCTTGGGAGTGCCGTGCGGCGCGATCGGCTGGCCCAGGTTGGCGCGGCCACTGGTGGCCGGCTTCCCGGACTGGTTCGGGGCGTGCTCGTTGGGGCTCTTCATGCCCCCGCGAGACCCGAACGGCTGAGCGTTGGGAGCAGCCATCAGTCGTTGTCCTTGTCATCGGTGGTGGTGAGGGTGACTTCGGCGTGAGCGACACACTCTTCGGTGTCGCGCCGCTGGCCCTCTTGTAAACAGCGCAGGCACTGAGCCATGGGCTGGTCCTTTCATCAGGCCGGCAGGCGCCGGCTCACGTTCGCCTGGAGATTCGGATTGCCGCCCTGCGTGAGGCCGGCCAGGATCATCGAGACGTCAGGCGCCGCGCCGGCGCCCATAAAGCTGTTGTCGCCCGGAGCCGCCTGACCCCCAGGCGCTCCCCCTCCGGCCATCGCCATCAGCTGGGCCATCGGGTCCTGGGCCGCCGCCTGCTCCTGCTCGTCGGGCGTAAACGCGGCGACCATGGCCTCCACGAACGGCTTGCCGTTCTCGCGGTCCTTGACCACCTTCGCGGCCTTCTGGAGGAACTGGAGCGGGTCGATGCCCTGCGTGCCCAGCATGGGCGCGTTGGCCAGGAGACCGAAGAGGCCCTGCTTCATGGCGTCCGTGGTCTGCTCGATGTCCACCCTGCGCTGCAGCTGGTCGACGTCGACCTCAAAGGGCAGCAGGCGCTGCATCGTGTCGCGGTCGATCGCCTGGTCTGCTCGCAGCTGGAGCAGGAACACGATGGCTCGGTTCGGGTCCATGCCGGCGGTCATGCCGTACGTCACCGAGCAGGAGTAGTCCCCGTTGATGTCCCGAGCAGGCCGGTACGTCTCGGTGTACGGGGCGCCGTTGGCGACCCCGTTGACCGTCTTGGTCTCGTCCGGCCAGTAGGCCTGATCCATCTCGAAGCAGAACTCGATGATCCGGCGAAGGGCATCACCGATGATGTCCTGCGCGGTGGCGATCTGCGTCGAGTAGATGGAGGTCAGGGCCTCCACTCCCCTACCGGTGACGATCGAGGCGTCGATGTCACCGCGGCGCGCTGCCGGCGTACGAGTACCGTCAGCGATCTCCTTGTCGAGGACTTCAGCCTCGATCAGGGAAGACTGGGGCAGCTCGACGGGCACACGACGCACCTTGTCGGGGTTGTTGGTGCGAATCACCGCGTCGGCGCCGAAGGGGATGCGGTCAACATCGTCAGGCACGGCGATAGGCGCACGGACTGCCTTCTCGGCGGCTTCGAGCCCGTACACGGCCATGCGTGCACGAGCGAGCCAGACCCACATCACATCATCGAACTGCCCTCGCCCGAGCGAGTCCCACTTCGGCCGCTCAGCGACCACTACCGGGACACGTCCGAACTTGTGCCGCGTCTCGCGCAGCACGACGCCGGATCGCTCAGGTAGGAAGAGGACGATCTGGTCCTCTATGTAGAGCTGAACTACGTTCAGCGTGGTGGAGCCGTCGACCTGCTGAACAGTGCCGTCCGTGCTCCGAGCGCCCGAGGGGTGCGCGCGGATGAAGTCCGCGACCTCGGGGAACTTGGAAGCCAGCGAGTCAACGGTGTCGCTCCACTGCTTGGCGTACATCGTGACATTGCCGTAGAAGTCCGTCTCCCAGTACGCGCCGCGGGGATCGTCGATCCTGATGCGCGGGCAGCGGTGCTTGAAGTCGGGCTCGATCACCACCGGCATGGCGGCGAAGGAGAAGAACCAGTCGCAGCCTGTGTACAGCTGGATCTTGATGCGCGAGTGCGCGAGGTAGTACAGGGCGATCTTGGTCCGCTTGCTGCTGAACCGCTTCGACTTCTCGGTGGTCAGCGAGGAACTGGAGCAGTCGATGGCCGGCATCCGGGCAAGCACCTCGGCGAGGTCTCGCGCGGTGGTGTCGAGGATGTTGGCCACGATCGGCCGAGGCCAGTTGCTCGGGAAGGCCCCGGGCATGACCGTGTTGATGTCACCCCTGCGGGCGGCACTCACCCGCTGAGCGGTGACCTGCCGCTCCTGGTGGGCAGACTCCAGCGCCAGCCAGCGGTTGAGGATGTGATCGGGAACGCGCTGAACGTCCATCAACCTGTGCCCTGTCGTCTCAGATAGTCGTCAATGTCGATGACAACCCGGCCTTCCAGGTCGTTCTCCGACAGGAAGGGGTTGTCCAGATGGAACTCCCGGCGTACGCCGAGATGGCGAACCTGATCGCGGGCAGCCAGCTCCGCGAACCAGAACGACATGACGAGGTCCGTCTTCTGGGTCTTTGGGGCGTCCGGGTACCAAGTGACCAGCTGCTCCTTGAAGGTCCGGTAGGCCTCGTTCTGACCGAGGGCCGGCAGGGTGAGCAGCGCAGTGCCGTCTTCGTATCCGCGGAAGAGCATGTCCAGCGAGGACACGCCCCACTGGGGGTCGTGCTTGTTGTGTCCCCCGGTGTGGTGCGGGTTGAGTCGAACGCCTCTCGCAGCCAGAAATTGGTTGATCTCGCGGTCCTGAGTGAGGAAGGACTGGAAGGCGTTGTTCTCGATCCGCCACTCGTTGATGCGGTACTTGTCGGTGAAGTCGAAGATCAGCTGCCGCAACTCCTGTGCGCGGAGCTGACGGTTGAAGACGTCGATCAGGTGACGCTTCCCGGTATCGCGGTCAACGGTGAGAACGGTGCAGGCGGTGAAGCCTGAAGAGGTCGCCGGGTCGAGGCCGGCGCACGTGAAGGGCGAGAAGACCTGGACGGGCACCCCGCGCATCCGCTGTTCCTGGACGCCGTTGATCGCCTCGATGGTGAAGATGGCGTCCTCAGTGGTCGGCTGCTGCATGTAGACCAGGGCCCAGGTCGAGGGCTTGATCTTGCGGCGCAGCTTGGCGAGCCGCGGTCCGTCCCACTTCGGCCAGAGGCCGTTCTCGTCCTGGGTGCCAGGGCGGAGCGGGTGGGGTCGATCGGACTTCGGCCAGAGGGTGACCCAGTCCTCGGGGTCGTCAGCGGGCTCCAAGATGGCCGGCTGGCTGAGGTAGGTCCAGTCGGACTCCTCGCCGTCGTAGTGCTCGGGGTTGAGCAACTCGGAGTAGATGTCCACCGGAGCCACCCGGGTGCCCACGACCAAGAGCGGGGCGTCACGGGTCATGACGTCCTGCATGATGTAGTCGAGGTGCGCGGCGTACTGGTGCGCGTTGTTCAGATCCTCGACGTCGTCCAGGATGATCAGGTCGGCGCGGGCCCCGTAGATCTGCTGGCCGATGCCCAGCACCTCAACGTTCGGGTCCTTCTGGTCGGACTCGCCGTGGCCGAAGTAGATCATCTTCGAGGTCCACGCCTCGGCGGACTGCTCGAAGCCACCCGCGGGGCCGTAGTCGGCCTGGAGCTTCTTGAACGCCGGCGAGGTGAGCCGGCGCTTGATGCCCACGAGGAACTTCTTGGCCATCGTCTCCGTCTTGGAGATGATCACCACCCGGAACTCCGGGTTCGTGCAGATCTTGTAAGTGACGTAGTCCATCGTGATGGTCGTCGACTTGGCGTGGCCCGGGGGCGTGTTGATCACGACCGTGTCCGGGTCGCCCTTGTGGTAGACCTGCGACGGGTGGAGGTCCCGGGGCTCCCGCCCCTCGATCACGTCGATCCACTGGAGCTGGTGACGGAAGCGCTTCGAGTTGAGGTACTTCTCGGAGAACTCCTCGAAGGAGATCGAGGTCTTGTCCGCGGTCAGCTCGGCGCCGGAGCGGCGAGCCAGGATCAGGTCTGAGGCTTCCCGGAAGTCCGGGTCTACGCGACGGTAGTACTTCCAGATCTCCGGCGACTTGCCAGCCATCTTGCAGCTGTCAGCAGCGGTGTGGCCCAGCTCGTAGAGCTTTAGGATCTCAGCCTTGACGCGAGCCACATCGGCTCGCTTCGACCCAGCCTGTGGACGGCGAGCGGTGATCCTCTCGCCATTCTCACCAGCGAGCCGGCCACCACTCTTCGGCGGTGGGAGCTTGGCCAAAGCGACCAACCGCCTCTCAGTTTTCGCTAACCCCAACTAGCGAGTCGCCTCTACCTCTCTGGCGACTCGCGTCTACCCCCGAAGGAGAGAGCGCTTCTAGGGCGCTCTCGACTGAGGGGAACTGGAGCGAAGGGACGGGTCTGAGCGGTCCTACGACTCCAAGGAGGAGGACACTCGCTCAGGTCGTCTCCCGGACCTTCGCTCGTTTTGTGTCTCTACTATTGATAAGGGCCGAAACAGGCACTTACAGTCGTCCACCAGACAAGTTTTTTTCTCAACTACAGTCCCGCAGGCCTCTGACCTGCGGGAACGCTGAAAAGTTTTTTTGGACCCGGACGGGCTCTGGAGGCAGTCGAGGGGGCGTGGAGGTTCCTACCCGAGACTGGCGATGGACCTTAGAGCAGTTGAGCGGGGCCGGGGTTTAAAGCCCCGGGTCAAGTCCACGCCGGCGCGTGTCGACGCGCAGCAGAGGGTCCCAACAAGCCCTGACTAGGGCGCCAGTGTGGCCCAGGGGTAGGACAGGGCTGGGGGCAGCGTGCCTTGTTTGTACCACGCTATGTACCACGCACCTAGGTATCTCAACACTCCGCCTGTCCACATCCGACTGCGCACACCCCACCATTCCCCCCACGCAGGGGCACACGGAGGCACTAAGGGCCCATCAGCGAAGGGCAGCTGGGCGCCTGTGCCAACGGGAGGCCGTCCCCGTCCCCAGGGGACTGCGACCTACTGCAACAATGTGACAGTACAGCGAAGCGCCCCACAGTCTCCGACCATGGGGCGCCTGCTCTGGGCTGTGCTCTTAGTTGTCTGTCGTGCCCTCCTTTCTCACGGGGTGATGATGGACTCGTCCACGACGCGGAGCATGTGCCCCAGCGCCATCAGGGTCAGGCCTGCGGCCCACCCTGCGATCACGGTGCCGACGATGGCCGGCGTACTGGTCTGGGAGAACTCCCAGCTCGTCCTCACGACGCGCCCCAGACCCCGGAGAGCCACCGGAACCGGTACGGGTTGTCCGTGGTGCCCACGTTCACGAACCAGTCACACGACCAGTCCGCGCAGTGGTCCGGCGCCCACCAGCATCGCCCGCTGTCCTCGGTACGGCATTCCGGGAGGTCCGTCACCGCGAGTCGCTTCGGGTTGAGCACCAGGTGACGACGGATGGTCCAGCCGCGTGCCTCGCACTCGTCGGCGCGAGCACTGTCCGGCTGTGCCAACCAGCACCAGCCGTAGGCGCGGTCCTTCGGGGTCGGGGTCGCGTGGGCGGCATCTGCCGGCGCGTACGCCACAACGATGCCGAATCCCAGCAGAGCACCGACGATCGAGGCGAGCACCAGGCTCACAAGGAAGCTGTGACGACGCTTGGTCACCACGAGTCCACCTCTTCCTCTGTGCCGTAGTTCTCCACCGTGACGTCGCAGTAGCTGCCACTGGTGAGATCCGCGTCCGTGAACGCCTCCATGAGCACCTCACGGTCCGGCGCCCCGCCGTAGGGCGCGTCCACGGTCACGGTCCGAGTCACCGTGACGCGGAACGTCTGCTCTCGCGTCCGGGGACGGAGGCCGATGTCCACCATGCACCGGTCGAACTGCGAGCAGAGTCCGTTGTCCGCCGCGTACTGGTGCGCGGTCTCGGTGGCGCTCTCCTTCCACCGGTCGAATTCCTGCTCCGCCTCCTGGCGACCCTCGGCACGCGCCCGGTCCAGGTCGGCCTGCGTGAACGTGGCCGCCGGCGACTCGTCCGGCGTGCTGTCGTCGTCACGCTCCACCAGCTCCAGCGAGTCCGTAGCGATGACCGACGTACCTCCACCGTCCCATCGCACGCGCACGGCGTTGCCGGCGCCGTAGTGAGTGACGATGTCCTCCACAGTCGCCAGCGAGCCGATGCCGTGGGGGTACTCGTGAAACTCACGGCCCCTCTGGTCGTTGGCGATGTAGTGCGGACCGGACTGGCGCACGCGGTCACCCACGCGGAGCGCCCGGCGCTCCGTCTGCCGACTGGCCAGCTCGTCCCGGATCGCTTGCGGCAGCGCCGGGTCCGTGGGGTCGGACGTGGCGTAGAAGCTGTCCCGCCGCGCCAAGGCCAGCTGGTGCGAATCCTCCCCACTCTCGATCGACGACTCCATGTAGCACCGACGGTCGGTCCGCACGCGGTCACTCTCGACGCGGGCCACCCTGTACCACACGGTGCGCGAACCCCAGGTGAACCAGACGCCGGGGACCAGTCGCGACTCCGGCGTGTCGTCCTCCTGCTCCGGCGTCGTGTCCTGCTCGACGTCGGTCAGGTAGCGGGTCTCGATGTTCCACCCACGGAAACCCTCCGCGCCGCCAGGCGCGTACTCCGAACGCAAGGGCCACATGCCCTCGCTCCGCGGGTCGGACTCCGGGAGAACCAGGACTGCCCATCCGTCGCCGGTCATCTCGGAACGGTTGCCCGGGATGCCGGCGCGGGCAAAGAAGACGCGGCCCTCTCCCCCGGGGAGATCCGTGGTGCTGGGCCATGCGGAGGGCCCTGCGATGTATTCCTCGTCGCTGATGCGGACCAGTCGCAGCGCGTCGCGCGCCGTGGTCATGGTGTCTGTCGTCATGTCACTCACTCACTTTCTGTTGCGTGCTGTGGTTGCATCTAGGGCGGCACTAGCGGCCCCTAGCGACTGCGATAAGGGCCACCAGTGCCACCACGGTCAGAGCAAGGGTCAGGCGCCCTCCGGGCTGCCGTCCGGGCGGTCGTACTGGGCCAGCTCGATCACGTCGCCCAGCTCGGACAGGTCGTCCGGCGCCTCCCCGTCGAGCGCGCCGGCCGCGTGGGACTGGCCCAGCGCGTACCCCAGCGCGGCCACCAGGACCATGGCGTGACCGATCGTGTCCAGCACGGCGTCCAGCGCGGTCTGCGGGTCGGTCTGCCCGGTCGCGGCGGCGATCTGGGCCATGTTGTACGAGTGCACGACGGCGGAGAGGGCGCCGTCGATGACGTGCATCGCGGCGGCGTTCTCCGAGACCTCTGGGAACACGGCGTGAGCGCACATGTCCGTGTCGGCGATGCGCGCGTTGAAGGACTCCACCACGGTGGCGTCGGTCTGGTTCGTCATTGTTCCTGCCCTTTCAGTTTCGCTGCCTGTGTGGCAGCTCTGGTGCAACCCCACACCCATGCAACACATGACGCAAGCGTCATCGTTGCATCGTTACCGTTCCGTTACAAAGCATTTTCGGACGCAGCGCGGACAGATTTTCCCGCGTGTTTCCGCAGGTCAGAGGCCTAGTGCGCAGTCAGCCGGCCCATGACCTAGAGGCCGCTCGGCAGGCCTAGAGGCCGCTCGGTACGTCAATCTTGGGGATGTTGGTTCCGGTCCCTTGTGTCGCTCGTTGCATGTGTCATAGTTGCATGCAGAGCGGCGAGGGCCGAACCGAAGAAAGGGTCTCCCTCACTCTCCCCGGCAAAAGGCTTAGGCCCTCGCCAATCGTTTAACACCGTTCGGGTTAAACACCGGGAAGAGCATTGAGGAAGGCGAGAGAGAGGCATTCGAATGTCTTCCGAGACGGGCATCTGATGGCCAGTAGCCGCAAGGACTACCGGGCCATGGCTCGTGTCATCCGTGAGCAGTGGGAGGCCGAGCACGAAGCCGGCAAACTGACCCACAACATCGACGGCCAGCTGGCGATCGAGGCTCTGGCTTTCCGGGTCGCCGACATGTACGCCGCGGACAACCCGCACTTTCGGCGCGAGCTGTTCCTGCGTGCGGCCCTCCCCGAGCCCCAGGCGGTCACGACGTGACCACTCGGCAGATCGAGGCGCCGTTCTACACGCTGAAGCCTGACGACGAGGTCGACGACTACGGCACGCTCTGCAATGCCTGTGCACTGGTCGTCTTCAACTTCGCCATCATGGCCAGCAACAGCGGCGATCCCGTTCGTGACATGGACGAGGCGCACGGTGTGCTGACCCTGTACCTGTCGCTCGCCGGCGACTTCGAGGAGCTGCTGATCCCGCTGGAGCACGGCACCTGCAAGCAGTGCGGACGGACCGGCTGATGGCCGAGAGGGACGCACTTGCCAATCTCCGCGCCGGAGTGGAAGCAGTGATCGCGGACCGCCACGCGGGCGACTTTGCGCCGATCCTGCCGAAGTTGCGTGCGTTGTTGAATGACCCCGCAACTAGCGCCCCTCGGTCCGAAGAGGACTGACGTGGGATTCCTGTTGGTGATCGCATTGACGATCGCCCTCCTCTACATCGTCTGTACGTAATCAAACAGAAAGGGAAGGGATGCAGCACGACCTTCGAGAGCAACACAAGCACGTCATGGACGAGGGCGACCTGACGCCCTACCAGAAGTTCGTGAGTCGCGTCCTATGGCGCATCTTCGAGCTGTCCACCATGGAACTCGTCATCGCCATTCTGCACTGTGCGCTGACTGCTGCGGCCGTCTTCGGTCTCATCGGCGCCTCGGGCGGAGAAGGCGGTCACTGAGCTCGTGCCTCTTTTTTTCCGCACGATGCAACAGTGACACAACCCCACAGACGCCCAGTGGGTTGGGAGTGGGCCACATCCCCGCTCCCCCCACTGGGTTACCAAGCCAAAAGGAGTAATCGAATGACCACCACTGACGCCGAACTGCGCCTGGAGGGCAAGACCGTCATCCACAGCATGCGCCAGCGCCTGTCCGACCAGCCGGACAAGGCCTCGAAGTTCCTCGACGGGATCTTCAACGAACTGCTGGAGGACGCCATCACGGCGGATGTTGTGAGCTTCCCCGACGTCGACAAGGCGATCGGCAGCCTCGCCGGCAACGTCACCGCGGTGGCTGCCCTGGTCGGACTGCTGCTCGACCGGGTCGTGGAGCTGGAGAACCAGCTCACGCAGCTGCGTGACGAAGCCCTGGCATGACCTTCCGCTGTCCCGGCTGCGGCTTCCTCTGGACGCTCTCTGCCGGCGTACGACGAGCCATTCGGGGACCGGTGCGAGGCGAGAAGCCGGACCGCTACTTCGGCCAGCCGGCACGGCTGTGCCCTGACTGCGAACTGGAGAACTGAATGCCTGGAGCAAACCGCAAGAAGCAGCGCAAGCCCAAGGTTTCCAAGGGCATCCACGGTGCCACTCGGCACCACCTGGAGCCCGTGGAGAAGGCGCTAATGGGCAAGGGCGCCGTGCAGCGCACCCAGCCCGTCGAGTGCAAGAGCCCCTGGAGGGGCGCCCGTGATGTCAACTACCCGCTCTTCGACAAGGAGCAGGCCGACATCAACCGAGAGAAGTACCCCCACCTGTTCAGAGACCTCTGAGCAGGACCCCAAAAGGAAGTGATGCAACAATGACACAGGAAACCTACGACGTGACCACGGTCGGCTCCAACGACACCAGTGTCGTCTGGACCCCCCTGGGCACCATGGACAACGGCACCTGGCTGTGCACCCCGCACGTGATCGCGGAGTACAACAAGCACTTCGAGATCGCCCTCGGCCTGGTCCCGCCGGCCGAGACCATGTCCGACGTCAAGTTCGAGGGCCCGGACGGTCGGCTGATCAACTTCGACAGCCACGCCGCGGACACCGACCACGTCTGCGTGGCCTGTGCGGACGGCGAGGAGGTCCCCTCCTACGACCCCGAGGCCGTGAACGGGGACGACGGCGACGTGGAGGCCTTCGGCGATGTCTGAGCCGATGACCTTCTGGCAGCCGAAGGACAACATGGGCGTGGCCTCTTGGCTGTGTACGCCTCACGCCATCGTCGAGATGAACACGAACAGCGGGCCGTACCACTTCGAGTCCATGGAGCAGGTCGTCCAGACCTACCGGGATCTCGGTGAGGGCGACGACGGCGGCTTCGAGAGCACCACGGACCCGGACACGATCTGCTGCGCGTGCCGGGACGGCGTCCCGCTCGACCAGTCCTTCTCGGAGTTCACCGTCCGAGAGCTGCTCAACGGAGTCTTCAATGGCTGAGCCCTACGTGACGTACAAGCCGAGCACGGACTTCAACTGGCTGTGCGAGGAGCACGGCCTGGCGTTCATGAACTCCGGCGTCATGGGGATCGCGCAGGCGCTCGGCATCCTCCCCGTCTTCACCTCGATCGACCAGCTGATCGAGTGGTCGGCTCAGACCGAGCAGATGAAGGACGTCATCTGGGAGAAGTCCACCTCGGACAAGCATCCCTGCAGGCGGTGCCAGCAGCGCGACGCAGGCCTGGAGAACCTGCTCAGCCAGCCGGCACAGGAGTGACCTCCAGTGCGCGGCAAGAACAGCTCTCGCTGGCGCTGCCGTGCATGCCACAAGACCTCTTTCGGCTCTCAGGGCCGAGCAGAGGAAGCAATGGACCGGATGGGCCCGATCGAGGGCCGACGCATCCCCAAGCGGGCCTATCCGTGTCCGTACGGCAACGGCTGGCACGTAACCAGCCAAGACGAAAGGACTACTAGATGAACCCAGAGATCAAGGCCCAGTGGGTGGAGGCACTCCGCTCGGGTGACTACATGCAGGGCCACAACGCCCTGCGTCGAGGCGACAAGTTCTGCTGCCTCGGCGTGCTCTGCGACCTCGCTGTCAAGACGGGCGTCGTGGACGTCGTGGACGTCGTAGGAAAAGGCAGCATGTACTTCTACGGCACGGACAAGCTCAAGCACCACGGCTACTTCTTGCCACCAGCCGTGCAGGAGTGGGCAGGCCTGGACGACGAATCGCCCAAGGTCGTCTGCGACCCGCTCATCGACGTGGAACGCATCGACGGCCGCGCGGCACTGGCCAACCTCAACGACAGCAACATGCCTTTCAGTGCCATCGCCGACCTCATCGAGGAGCAGCTGTGAGCGCCGCGGCAGAGCGCGTCGCCAAGGGTGTCGAGTGGCTGAACGAGAACCTCGGCACGGACTGGCCCGACTTCATCGACACTGACACGTTGCACATGAGTTCCAGTACCAGTTGCGTGCTTGGACAGCTCTTCGACAGTGCTGCCATCACCGGCTTCTATGCGGTGGTTAGTCCAACTGGTCTAGGCATGGAGGTCGACTGGGCCGAAGAGTACGGCTTTCTCGACGGCTTCAACGGCGACCGCTATGTCAGCTTCTACGACCTGGAGCAGGAGTGGCTGCGGGTGATCGACGAATACCAGCTGGAGACGGCGTGACAGATCTCGACCTGTCCGAGATCTCGGACGACGACTTGGTCTCCATGGCGCAGGAATGCACGGAGTTCTCATGCATCTACCACGGAGAGATCAACCAGGAGTTGGCTCGAAGAGGTCTCCGATGAGTTTCTACGTCGCAACGTACGACGAGCTGAACCATGGGTTCGCTCAGGAAGTTGCCCGGATCGGCGCCCTGTTCGGCGCCTCCGGGTACCTCCAGCTGGGCAAGGGTGAGCACACCGTCCGGCGCACCGACATCGAGTGCTTGAAGGGCCTCCTGCCCGACGCGCTCCCCACTGACGTGGAGCTAGGCATCTCGGTGGTCGCCGTCGCGACCATTGGTGACCCACTCGCCAAGTACGACCACCCCGAGGGCGCCATCTACGTCTTAGGTCCCCAGACGGGCACCCTGTCGGACGACCTGCTGACGGTGGCCGACGACGTCGTGCGTGTCGAGGGGCCGGTGCTTCCCACCGATGTGGTGGCCGGCATCGTCCTTCGTGATCGAGAGCTGAAGCGCGCACGCGTCCTGAAGGGGGTGCGGGCATGAGCCGCCGGCCGCGCATTTACAAGGCCTGGTACGGAACGCTGCCCTGGAGGTTCCAAGCAGGCATCGAGATCTTCTCGTTTCACACCTGGGAAGAGGCCGTCCACTTCGCCAGCTGGTACACACTGCCGGAGCCCACGGCATGAGCGAGTCGGCCGAGACTGACCAGCGGGTGATCGACGCTCGCGCGGTGTTGAAGCAGGCCGCTACGTTCGGCTGCTCCGTGCATGCCTACAGGGTGCGGTGCAGTTGCCTAGTGGACCGCGCGCTGGCGATCCTGAACAGTCCGCCCGCACCCGCGAAGGCAGAGCCGATCCACACCGACGACTGCGAGTCATGGGGCTGCACCCACTGCGCGGTGTGTGGGATCGGCGTCCTGCACGGCTCCCGTTGCCACGATCACCCGGCCACCGATCCCCGCTGGGACGGTGTGGTCACACCACCCGGTGAGCCCACATGACGGCCACCAAGACAGAGATCGCCCTCTTCGTGAAGATGCTGGAGTCCCCCGAGGACTACGACTCACCCGAGGATCTGGCCAAGCAGATGATCGAGGCTCTCGATCTGAAGCGTGCGGAGAAGACTCGGTACGTGGCTGTCGCCCAGTTCGGTGGTGGCAAGCCTGGCCTGGAGGGGCCGGCCTGGTATGCAGGCCTGGGCCCGTATCCAGGTAAAGCAACTGCAACCAAGGCAGCAGAGTCACACCCCGGCTTCTCTCTGGCCTCCCGAATCGCTGTGATTCCGGTACAGTCCAAGGAGGGCTTCGAGCAGCTGCTGAAGGAAGTGGGGTAGGTGATGTCGATGCAGTTCACCAAGGACCAGAAGGCATGGCTCTGGGGAGTCATCTCCCTGGTGGTCGTTGTCTTCCTCATCGCCTACAGCATCTACACCCAAGTCATCGAGCCAACACTGTAAGGAGAGACATGGCTCAGAAGATCCTGGTTCACCTGATCGACGACCTCGACGGGTCCGAGGCCAGTCACTCCGTGACGTTCGGCCTCGACGGCACCCACTACGAGATCGACCTGAACGACAAGAACAACGCCAAGCTGCGCAAGGCGCTCGACCCCTACGTGCAAAAGGGCCGGCGCGTGAGGGCCCCAAAGAGGAAGAGCAGCGTCAGTGGTTCCGCCATTCGCGCATGGGCGCGGGAGAACGGATACGAGGTCTCGAACCGCGGCGCCATTCCGCAGGAAATCAAGGACGCCTATTCCGCCGCCCACTGAATAGGCAAAAAGAAAGGCCCCCCGGTTTTGATTACCGGGGGGCTTGTTCTTTGTGTCAGTTCTGTAGCGTACCGATGACCGTGCACATGGGGCACTTGGGAGGGGCGCAAACATGCCCACCAGAGGCGCTAGAAGGGCCCTCTGACGGACTCACAGGGATAGGGCGGGCACCTGTGCCACCCTTAGGGTCGAGGCCCTCAGATCGAGCCGCCTGAAAACGGTCGTCGAACTGCCTATGCTCGTCCATGAAGGTGAGCAGCGCCAGCGCGTGGAATACCACGCTAGCCAGGTGGGCGCAGCCGGTCTCACTGTCGTATTCCTCGCCCTGCTTAAACAGGGAAAGGTGCCGCTCCAAAGCAGCGATTGAAAGGGACCAAGGATATCCCTTTCTCCAATTCCAGTCCTCGTACTTCTCGGCACCCTTGCCGTACAGCTCGGCCACCTGCCACAGAGCACGAGGTGGGATGAGGTCGAAGCGTGCGAGCTTCTTCCCCTTCTGACCGCCAGTGGAACTGGTGACTCGGACCTCGTCCGGTGACGGGGTCTTAACGAGCCTCTCGTTGTACCGCTTCTCCTGCGCCACCTGCGCCAGAACCTTGTCCACGTAGTCCGCGAGGCTTCCGCGGTAGCCGTAACCCAAGGCGACGCAGTCTTCGTTGTATGGGCGCGTGCACAGGAACGACCGCACCGCGGCAGCATTCATGCGCTTGAAGTTGTCCACGTTGTCGTCGATGAAGTAGTCGACCTGGACCTCTGCCTTCCTCCTGCCGGGGAGGAAGTGCAGCTCGTCGTACGGGACGCCGTACCGCTCCAGCCAGTCGATGGTCTGTCGCTTGACGGTGTTCATGTGGCCGAAGTTCCGAGCCGTGATCAGGATGATCTCGTGGCCGGCGTCACGAACACGCTGAAGCTGTTCGATCGCACCGGGGAACTGCTTGTCCCGGTCGAAGAGGTTGCCCTCCAAGAGGGCCTCTTCGCACCAGGCCTTGAACTCCAGGTCCGTGAGTCCCCACTGCTCACCGAACTGCCACTGCGTGGCCACTGGCATGGGGTTCAGGTAGCCCTGCTCTGTCATGTAGTCCCGGAGAGCGTCCTCGAAGTCGTAGAGGACGCCGTCCATATCGAATCCCACTCTGGCCATTCAGTAACCCAACTCCTTCAGGCGCAGCCACTCCTGCACCAGGGCGATGATCGCCCTCTCGATCTCGTCCATGGGGTTGTCGCTGCGGACAGTGGGCTCCGTGCGAATGCGCTGTTGAAGCGAGCGGATCAGCGTGGCCAGCTCTGCCGAGAACTCAGAGTTCAGCATCGGCCAGCCTTGCTAGCCGGCGGATCTCCTGGCTGATCTCCTTCAGGGCCCGCTGCCCCTCAGCACGCACACCGGGATGACCAGAGCGGGCCAACGCCTTGGCGTCCCGCTCTAGATCCTTCAGGTCGTCGATCAGGTTCGACAGTTCAGGGTCGACGCTCATCGCTTCGCCTTCCTGGCACGTCGTGCGGTGTCCAGGTCGAGCAGGGTGGGACGGGCCTTGCCGTGCTGAGCGCACCAGCGCTCGATCCCCTTGGCCTTGCCGAACAGCACCTTGTTCGGCATCTCCAGCAGCCAGTCAATTCCGGCCATAGATCCACAGACCTCCGATTGCGAGCAGGAAGAGAATGAAGAAGAGGGCGTTCATCAGTCGGGGTCCTTCGTGTACGGCGACGGACCTCCCAGTTCAGCCCTCACGCGGCCGACCACACGACGCACCCGGGAGTAGGCCGCGGACTGTGAGCACTCCCAACGCAGGGCCAGGCAGGCGATCTGGTCCATGACCACGCCGCCTCCGTAGACGAAGTTCAGGAGGGCCTGGTCGTGCACCGACAGGGCCTCGTAGGCACGGCCTACGTCGGCGAGCATCGGCATGAGGTTGCCGCCCTCAGACGCCGGCGCTCCCCCACTCACGTGGTCGTCCTGAACGACAGCTGGCGGCTGCATCCAGTCGGGGTCGAAGTGCAACTGGAGCAGGTCAGCCACCATCGGGATGGAGTAGAAGAACTCGTCCTCGGGGACGTACCCCTCGGCCTCAGCCTTCTCCTTACGGCAGTACCGTTCCCCTGCGTTGCGCAGGGCCTTGATGACGGTCCGCTCGGCGTGCCGCACCTCGTGCTTGGCTCGCCAACCCTCGACCTTCTCGTAGTTCTGGAAGAGCCACAGGTACAGCTCCTGCCGGACGTCCTCGAAGTCGACGAAGTCCCGGTAGCGGGACATCAGGATCTTCGTGGCCGACTGGACCGCAGCCTCGTCCTGCTCGGTGAAGTTCCACGTCTCGGTCACGACGTCACTCCGGTGGTGAGGTCTGAGTGGGTGCCCCGCTGCCAGTGGCCACAGCCCTGGCACTGGTACTGCGGATAGCGCCTGGTCTTCGTGCGCTTGTAGCCGCGGCGATGCAGGTGCACCGAGCCGCAGTTCTGGCAGGAGAGAGCCGGCAGGCTCTCGTCGAAGAGGGACGCCGCCGGCATGTTCACCACGTAGGGCAGCAGCTCGGTCAGGAGTTCGTCCTGCGTGAGCGCGTCCTGCTTGTTGTAGCGCCGCATCTCGGCCCAGGCCTTCGGGTCGCCGGCGAGGCACTTGACCCACAGCTCGAATCCCTCATGCCCGTACTTCCCGGTCAGCTCCAATTGCTGGGTGACGTACGCCAACTTGTGGCTGAGGAAGCGCATGTTCTTCTTGCCGACCTTGTAGAGGTCGACCGAGACGAACGGGCTGGGAATCCTGGGATGCAGCTCTCGCTGAATCCACGGGAGATCGAAGTTGTCCCCGTTGTAGGTGGACACCACATCGGCCTCGTCCATGCGGACGAACAGCTCCTCCAGCATCCGGTCCCGGCCATGGTGGAACTCGGAGAAGAAGTCGACCTTGTCCGTGCCGTGCCACTTCGAGGCGAAGCAGCCCAGTCGGTCAGGCGTGTGGATCTGATTGATGCCGATGTAGTTCTGCCGAAGCGAGAACCCATAGAAGAGACCCGGCAGGGTCTCAATGTCGATCGTGAGAATCCGCGGCCCTTGTGTCACTGTTGCACCACCCTCAAAACTGAGGCCGCGAGAAGCGGCGGAACGGCATTGCCACACTGGAGGTACTGCTTGCCCTTAGCGCCCTGCCAGGGGAAGTCGGCGGGGAAGGACTGGAGGACTCCAGCCTCGGCCACGGTGACGCGGGCCCCTGCCAGCTGGCCAGCCTGGAGGCCCTTGTTGGTCTGATGACCGCCTACGTCAGCACGGCTGTCATCGGCCAGCTGGCGACCAATAAGCATACCTTCGGAGCTGCGTCGTGAACCCACCACGGTTGGCGCAGGCCGCCGATAGCACCACTCAGGAAGATTGTGCCCAAACGACAACGTGGGCGCAGGCTGGTCCAGCGTTCTGACAGCCTGATTGGGCATCGGGTTGTTTCGATACGCCAACTCCCGAGATTGCCACTCGGGCAGCGAGGTGTATCGCACGAACTTGGCGATCGGCTCAGCCCCGCCCGTCTCGGTGTCACCCCCCGTGATCGTTGGGCTCGGGCGGTTGGGGAGTCCGAACCCTCCCAACGCCTCAGCCATAGACACCCACTTAGGTACGTCAGGGTCGAGGCGCTCAGAATCGCGGCTGTAGTAACGGCTGTGGGTCGGCGTGGGCGGAACCACCAGACCATTCCTGCGGGCGATCAGGAAGGCCCTAGTGCGCGTCTGAGGCACCCCGTACTGCTCGGCATGTAGCTTGCCCGTCCACACCGCGAAGCCCTCGGCTTCGAGCACCTCGGCACATGCCTCCCACACAGGGAGCACGGTTGGTACCTGCTCGAATGCCAGCCACTCGTAGTCGTACTGGGTGGCAAAGTGCAGCGGGGTGAGAACGAGCGCTGTGCGCTCATCCCCCAGGCCCGCTGCACGCAAGCTCGACAGATCCTTGTAGGTACCATCTTCGATGAGACGGAGCACGTCATCGAGAGCCTTGCGACCAGAACCCTTGCCCGCCTGAGAGAAGGTCTGGCACGGCGGGCTGGCGATCAGGCCGCTCGCCCTGCCGTCAGGGACGTAGGTCCACACGTCGTCGTGGATCGTGTACAGGCCCGCGACTGTGCGGGTCAGACGCGCTTCCTTCATGTTCTCCACGCCTCTGGCGTGAATGCCAAGCGGGGCGGCGCCTACGTCCCATCCGCCCGCGCCCGCGAATAGATCGTCGGCGATCACTCTTCGTCCTCATCAGGAGTAAGGAAGTCGGTGACCTCTCGATCGAGGTCACGCATTGAGTCGCGCACATACATCTCTTGGCGAGCCGCGCGGACGATGTGCTCGAAGGTGGACGCGAAGGCCAAGAGGTCTTCGTAGCCCTTCTCGCCAGCCGGCCACGTCAGAGTGGCCTGGACCGTGCGGTAGGTGATCCTCATGTACTGGCGACCGTTCACCAGCCCGTCCCGAGAGGACGAGAGGAAGAGCCCGAAGGGCTCGTACTGGGGGTTGTCATCCACCATTGAGTTGTCTCAATAGTAGCGACAGGTGTCACTGTTGCACGGTGGCCATGAAAGCTTCGGCTCCGAACTCCGTGACATAGCTCGTCACGTCGTAACCGTTGGGCTGCACTCGGGACAGCGCCCCGGGAATCGTGCCAGAGAGCCCCGCTGCCCACTTGCGTCCTGCGTTGTCACCATCGCCAAGCACGAACACACTCTCGAAGTCATCGAAGAGCCTGTAGTAGAAGGGCTTCCAGTTCTCTGCTCCGACGCAGCCGACTGTCGGCAACCCGGCCGATGTCGCCACGAGAGCATCAAGCTCTCCTTCTGCAATTCCGATCACACCCTTTGCATCGTGCAGGGCCTGCACGTTGTACAGGTGGGTCGTTCCGCCGACCACGCCTAGGTACTTGGGACAGCTCTCTGCCTTGCAGTCGTGCTTCTCCAGACACCTGAAGCGCATCTGGACCACGCCCGTGGGCGTGATGAACGGAATAGCCAGCCGACCCCTGTACGGCTCGTGAGCCGGGTCAGGCTCGCTTACCAGCCCAAGGAGAGCGCCATCCACGGCGTCCCGGCCGAGAGCCCTGTCGGCGAGGTAGGAACGAACCTCCTTGGTCAGGTCGGCGTGATACCGCCGTGCCAGCTCGGTCAGCCAGCTCTTGTGCGACTCGCTTGGCATCAGTGAACTCCATGCCTTCCTGGCTCATCAGCAGGGAGATCGCGTCTCCCCGTACGTCGCAGGCGAAGCACCGGAAGAGGCCTTCGTCCAGGTTGACGGACCCACTGGCAGTGGTGTCCTCGTGGAACGGGCACAGCACCTGCTGGTTGCCGCTCTTGTCCGGGTCGAACTCGACGTCGTACTTCCCCAGGACTCCCTCAATGGGGATCACCTGAAGCCACCTCCAACCGAGGGACTGGACACTCGCAGCTGCCTGCGTCATGACGGAGGTGGATCACCTTCCGACAGTTCTGACAGATGGCCTGTGCGCTCACAGGCACATCCCGAGGAACTCGTTGAGGGTCATGGTCACGTAGGACTCCCCGATGTTCTTGCCTCTGGCGTGGTGCACCACCACGAACCCAGGGAACCGGGGGTTGCTGCCAGCAATGCCACGGTGCTTGGCGTAGTTGAGGCGCTCTGCCTGCGCCTCCTTGACCCAGCCAGCGAGGTGAAACCCCTTCTCCCGCTTGGCTTCGATCACGAAGCGGCGCTTGCCGTCATCGCTCAGAACGACCAGGTCTCCCTCGTCCTCTGCGCCGGCGAGCCTCAGACGCTCGGTCTCGTAGCCACGCTCACGCAGGAAGACCATCAGGTCCCGCTCGAACTTCTTGCCCGCCTGGGTGGCGTATCGGTTGACGCTCATGCGATCGGGTCCGTGTTGTCGAGATCTAGGTAGATCTCATAGGCCTCGGCGCACGCCTCTGAACAAAAGAGCGTGTTGAGTCGGCACATCATCTCGATGGGCAGACGGCACCACTTGCAGAGTTGCTTCTCGTTCATGCCGCTGCCGCCTTTGCTCGCTCGCACGTCTTGCACTTGGGTGGCCTGTTGCCACCCCTGCTCCAGCAGTTCTCAGGCACCTTCGGGTGCCCGCAGCGGAACTCTGTGGAGACCTCACGGACCTCCGGTTCGACCGTGTAGTACAGCTCCCCGTACACCTCGTACGGGTGGCACCTCAGGAAGTCGCAGCAGATCTCGTCAGCCAACGCCATGTCGATCCAGCCGCGGGTTCTCGATCGACTCCATCCCTTCTGTTGGCTCCTGTGGTAGTCACCGAACCCCCGGAAACCACGGAAGAACATGGCCCGCTCCAGCGGCTCGACCGGCAGCTTGATCCGCTTGCCGGACTCCTCGCTTCGTTCGACCTCGTTGTGCGCCGGCGCGATGCAGTCGGGCACGCCACAGCGGTTGCGATACCGCCGACCGTCAGAGGTCTCGCCGGTCTCCTGGCGAAAGAGGATGTCAATGGCTCGATACCCCACCCGCTTCCCGTTGACGATCGCCACGATGCTGGTCTGCTCGCCACCAGGTCGATTGGCCGGCAGGATGAAGTGCTCGCCGTCCCGGTGGCCCCTGGCCTCGATGACTGAGAGGCAGTAGGCCTCGATGCACTCAGGTTCGTTGCAGTGGGGCTGAACGTTCCGGGCGCGAGCCCGGATATCCACACCACATCCCACGCAATAGACCTCGATCTTCTGTCGCTTGCTCACAGTTCACTCCAGTGCTCTAGGTATGAGTGCAGCATCGTGATCCGACCACTCTCCTTTTCCAGCGTGCCTAGGAGCGTGTTGCAACGAACGCAGAGCAGTCCACACCTACCGCAACATCCCGTTTTGCGTGGGCAACAGTTATGATCGTGGTCGATAGCCAATGCCTTGTAGTTGTCTTCTTCGTCAAGACCACATGACCAACACTTCGGTCCATGGACGGCGTACAATGCAACAAGCTGGTCTCTTGTCATGCCGAACTTCTTGGCTCGATAAAGAAGTGGATCGGCTCTACGCCTCTCTCGCTGGAGCGCACTGAAGCGCTCCCGATTCCTTTTCGCGTACTTGTGTAAACACGGCCTGCAAGCGCCCGAAGGGATACGATCTTGGGCGCCGCACTTCACGCATGGCTTGACACTCATAGTTCCGACCAGTGCAGAGTCTTCTGATCGAGGCGGAACCAGATGGCCGTACGTCCTGACTTGTCGCTGTCGCCGTAGCGGTACTTCACAACCGCAAGCGGCCGGCGCTCTCCGTGATCCGACGTCGTGATGACCAGAGACGGCTTGGCCGTCACCTTGAACATGATCGCGCTGCGCGGAGGACAGGGGTCCTCCTTGTAGCGGGGGTCTTCCGACGTGTGGTGCAGGACGATGACAGCCGAGTCCGTCTTCCGAGCCAGCTGCGTCAGAGCCTTCATGGCTCGACGCTGCATGCCGCCCTCATCCTCGGCCTGACCCTCTACGTCGGTCAGGTTGTCCACGATGATGAAGTCGGGGGGAACCCCCCACAACTCCTGGAAGGCCTCGATCTCGTCGTCGATGTTCTCGTAGCTCAGGTCGTCCTCGAACGACCAGAACAGGTTGTTGATCTGGGCCAGTCCTTCGACTGCCCAGGGGTCCTCCGACTCCAGCAGAGCCTCCGCTTCGGCGACGGTGAGGTTCATAATCACCATGGCCAGAGCGCGGGCAGCTTGGCCCAGCTCGGCGGAATCGGCAGAGAAGTAGATGCCGCGCAGCCCGTCATGCTTCGCCCAGTGGACGGCATGCCAGAGAGCCACCAGGCTCTTGCCGGCGCCAGGCTGGCCAGCGATCATCGTCACCTCAGAGCGGCGGATGTGCACACCCTTGGCAGCGAGAGAAGGAAGGACGGCCGGCATCGGCCGACCGCCCATCCTCTGGAGTCGTACGGACCGAGATAGTCGCTTCACTGTGGAGTCACTTCGGGTGGTGTGACTCGGCCGCATCGGCACTCGGCACAGCCGGGCACTTCGGGTCCGTGGTACATCGCGGCGTGCCCGCAGCAGGACCACGCCATCTCGGGTGGACTGCTGATAGGCCGCTCCCACAGGGGCAGGCCGTCCTCGCCGGTTTCCTCGGAGCACTCGGACAGGCCGTCGTAGTCGATGAGCGACCCGAACGCCAGCCACCCCTCGGGCACCGGGAACTGCGCTTTCTCGGCCGACTCGCTCATGCCGCGCCCCTCTTCTGTAGGGGCTCGACTCGCTCGATGATGTGCCGATAGGGCGTGATCAGGTCGCCACATCGGCCGCACTGCACCGTGTCACCTGTCGACATGATCAAGTCCTTGCACGGGGTGCAGCCGAGGGGCTGACCCCGATGTCCGCAATTGGGACAGCGGGTGTAGATCACCCACTCCGCAGGCTGGTCACCACCGCCAGACACGTCGTGCACCGACGTCGTCTTATCGATGCTCCTGCGCTGACAGCTGTAGTCACACGGGATGGCCCAGTCTGCGTCGAGCTTGTCCAGCTCCACGATCTCCGGGTCCGCGGTGATCATGTGCGTTGTTCCTCCAACGCACTGCGATCCATGAATGCTTTGTTTTCGTGGATCACTTCGTGTCGACCCACTCCGGGTCGCACTTGTCAGCAGCGCCCTTCGGCCGCGGGCAGAACCAGCCGGCCCACTCACCGGTCCGACCCTTCCCGGTCTTGTACTCCCGCTTGCCGTGCTGGCAGACGTGAGTGGTGTCGACCGGCCCCGAGCTGCCGGCCGACGATCCTCCCTCACCCTGCTGCGGCTCCGGGGTGTTGAACCCCTGCGCCACGAGAAGCACCGACCCGACCTCGATGGCCTTGGTCAGGAACTCCCCGTCGTTCTCCAGAACGCCGTCAATCAGGCGCTCCACTTCGTCCACGGTGTCTCCGCGGAGGTTGAGCATGTGGCCCTTGGCGTACTGGGCCACAGGCGGCAGCGACACACTCCACTGCACCTTGAACTCGTCACTCACTTGACCAGCTCCCGGACCTGCTCGGCGCGAGCGCGCGCCTTGCCCTTGGTGGCGACAGCGTGGTCACGGACCAGCTGCAAACGGAGGATCTCGGCAGACACCTCGTCGAAGACGTCCTCGGCTTCGGCGGCAGCCTCGTCCAGGTCGAGCGCGATCTCCTCGAAGAGAGCAACCGCGGTGTCGGACTGGAGATCGACCACGGACAGTCGACCCTCAGGGGTGTTGTCAGGCTTCTTGCGAAGGCCCATGATGGATGGTTCCTTTCCTTGTGTCACTGTTGCATGGAGGACAAAAAATCGTGGGGTCCTGACCGCCCATGGCGGTGCAGAACTGACGCACCCCGCAAGCCGACTTGCAAAGGTTGCCGGGATTGGGGATGAACAACTCCTGGTCGCGGATCTTCTTCGCCTTCTCGACGAGGTCCCACATCCAGGTGATCGGGTACCGATCGAGTGGAGTCCACTCGGGCACTCCCCCGGTGCGCGCCTTCCAGAAGCCGGCATACTGCGCGAGGATGCCGTACTGCTGGTAGAGGCCCAGGTTGTTCAGGGCCATCTGCAACGGGAAAGGATCGGTCGACGAGCCTGTCTTGATGTCGACGATGTACACGTTGCCAGCGTCATCTTCCATGACGCGGTCGATCACAGACTTCAGATAGAGACCACGCTCGGGCACCTCGGCCCAGGTCTCCAACTCGATCCCGGGAATCAGCTCGCCAGTGGCGGGGTCCGGGATCTCCATGATGTGGAGCCCACAGCTATCGCGCCACAGCTCCCAGAGCTGTACGAAGCGCGGCCCGTTCTCCAGCCACCATTCCTTGTTCTCTTTGTCAGGCCACGCCTTAGAAACGCGACCCGACCGGTACCACTCCTCTTGTCCGTACTCAGGCGCCCTACCGAGGGCATCGGCTTCGCACTCGGCGAAGACTTCCTCGAAGAGGCTCACGCGTTCATGCGGTCCATCTCTGCTCGGTCGAGAATCTCGGTCACCTTGTGAACCGTGCTCCCGCCCACCGACGCCCACATGGGGCGCTCAGGGACGTGAAGCTGTCTCGTCAACCGGAATTGCTCTCCGCAGGTCAGCAGGCCCTTGACCTGTGACGGGCTCAGATACAGCGGGAACGGGGACTGCGATCCCTCCGACGTCGTAGACGCGGAGTCGCTCGTAGACGTGGTACTCAACCTCACCATCCAGCGATTCGTAGTAGTCGATGTGCTGGTACCCATCGAGCTGGAAAGCCCTGGTGTCAGCGACATGAAGCGGAATAACCGCGATGTTCTTATCGGCCCCGAGAAAGGTCGGTACCCCCGACCAGCTTGGCACCTGTGGGTCCTGGTCCATCTTTCCTCCCGGTCGCCAGCGTCGGTGCAAGGCGCCGGCTCGATGTAGTCATAGCACAGCAACCGAGACCGTAGGCATCTTTCGGAGCCAAGGTGCATGTTCTCATGCAACTCCGGCTGCGGAGTCTCGCTCTCACAGGTGCAAGCATGACACATGCAACACGTCACTTCAAGGGAGTCAAGGAGTTTCTTGTAACGAAACGGTAACGGCCACAGTTAGTCGGCGGCGAAGGGAGGAAGCCGCCGACGTCTAACTACAGACAGACCAAAGGGGCCGTGCTTATGGCACGGCCCCCTGTTTAGACCTACGCTCCTCGGTCGCTCGCTGCGCCGTGGGCTCGCTCCCTCGGAGCAGTCTAACTGGCTGCTCGCCTCGCCGCCACGACAGTTGCGGTCAGGCGGCTTCGTAGTCTCGCTGGATAGGCACGCCGTCAATCTCGGGCGTGCCCTTGATGTAGAAGAACCCCTCCGGGGTGTCCTCCACGTAGGTCACCACTGCGCCTGCCTCGGCAAGCTGTGCCAGCCAGGAGTCGAGCCGCTTGTCCGACTCGGCGCTGTTGGCGATGCCAGCTCGACGACGCCCGAGAAGACGAAGCATGCGCACCGCGTAGTGAGTCTGGTGCTCCTGGCGTACCCGCCAGGGGATCTCCTCGCCGTAGCGCTTGGCGCTCTTCGTCTCGTTAGCCCGATGCAGGGCAGCACTAACCGTGCTGCGCTTGATTGGGTAACCAGTCTCCCGGGAGAGCACGTCAGCGATCTCCTGGTGAGTCATACCTCGCCCAACCATGGCGCGCAGCTTGGCAACGTCAGGAAGGATTCGTGCAGGCATGCAACTAGGGTAGGCGCAACCCCAGCACTACACAACTCGACACGCTTGTGTCACGTTCGACAGAGGCGTACCGTCGTACGTCATCGCAGGTCAACAACAGCTAAGTAGTAGTGTCGCAATGCCGATGTTGCATGTAGTGCTATGGTTGCATCGTCGCAACTGATGAGGTTGCACGGCGCTACTCAGACACTTGAAGA